TGCGAACCATTCCCGGGCTACGTTGATTCCATCTTCGTAGATATCGCAGCCGTGAACGATCGCAGCGTTGTTCTGCGCGAACTGATATCCGACCGCGCCGCGGTTGCACCCAATATCGAAAACGGACTTGCCTTTTGCCCTGCTCAATAGGTCACTAACACCATCTAGCCTGCAGTCATTTCGTCCGGCAACGCGACGCTGAACCTTGTAGGACGCGCCGTCTGGCTGCATGTAGTCGACCACGTAATTTCCCCTATTTCCAACTCAGGCAATAGTCGCCGTTCATTTCGAATTTCTGCTTTGCGCCCCACGACTTCAGTAGCTCAAGCGAGGCATACTGATCCTTGTCATAGGTCAGCTTGCCGTTCTTGCCGTTGCCCTTCTGCTCGAGGATGATGACCGGTTGATGCCTGCGGATGATCTGCTCGCCGCCTTCCAGGACGAAATACTCGTAGTTCTCAACGTCGATCTTGATGAGGTCGATCGGATCGTTGAACGTGAAGTCGTCTAGGCGGCGCATCGAGATGCCGCCGGCGCCGTCCTGAATCTGCGTGCTCCCGGTACTTCCGTCAAAGCACTTCAGCCCGACGGTGCCGGGCTTGCTGCCAAGCGCGCAGTTGTAGACTTCCCAGTTCTTCGCTCCTGCCATGTTCAGCTTCAGGCACTCGATGTGCTCGGCAACAGGCTCGAACCCGACGACGGACCGAAACTGCTTCACCAGATGCATCGACCACAGGCCGATATGCATGCCGACGTCCAACGCAAGGCCCTTGCGCTTCACCTGCTGCAGGGCGGCCGTGAGCTTCTGGTACTGATACGTTCCCTTGCCATCGACCTTCGGCTGCGACGCCAACACCATCTTGCACAGGTGCTTCTCATTGTCGGGAAACCAAATCCCGTCAACCTGCTTCATGATGATCCTTCACTGCGCGATAGACCGTGTCGACGCTTATCGACGCCATAGCGTCGATGCAGTGCTGACACTTTGAAAAGGAACCACAGAACCGATCGGATCCGACCAGGTTAGTGTGATCGTCGTATCCTGTAACCGATGGAGGAATAAAGCCGCCGAACAGCACCACCGCAGGAATTCCAACCGCGGCCGCGCCATGATGAAGACCGCCCTCCGGCCCGATATACAAACTGGCGTTACGCAAAACCGCTAGCGCGTCTCGAAAGCTTCGCGTCGAAACCGGCTTCGCTCCCTTGAGTATCGGGCCACCCTTCGGATAGACGAACTGCAGAACCCGATGTCCTTCGCCTATAAGTTGCGTTGCGATTGCCTGATAATTCCCCCGCCCCCAATCCTTATTCGGAGAGGAAACCTTCCACTCTTCGACGTTCGGCTCCATGACGATGAAGCCCTTACCCTGACGGTCTCCGACGATCTTCTCGCTATCGTTCAAAAATATCTCGCCAGGGGTGCATTTCCACCCCAAGTTCCAGATCCAGCATCCGTCGCCCTGCTTATTGTATCCGCGACGGCCCTTGAAATACGCGACCCACTCGACATCTGGAGCGCGCTCTTGACCTGGAAAAGCAAGGTTGGGGTTGCCTCTGAAAATCTGCTCGCTGTTGTGATCCCAGATCAGCCTTGTTCGATCGCCGAAGGCTATTCGCTTTCCTCGGGCCGCGGCACCGCGCGCAAGCCCCGTCCCGATGAGTTGGTCTCCGATTCCCATCAGCTAGTAGCGCTGTCTGATGACCCGAACCCCAAAGCGCCACGCGCCCAAGCATCCCGACACATCCGCCATTCGTCAGCATACTGCTGCGCCTCAAAGCCAGGCATGTCCGGAGTTCCGGAGGTGAAGTGAGCGATCTTCGCCGAGATGTCCGGGTCGGTGTAGCCAACGAGCACGTTCCAAGCCTGATCCAATTCCCCGATGTCGCAATCAGCCAGCCAAAACAGGCGATGCAAATCGCGCCCGGGAGTGTTGTTCAGGACGTCGAGAGTAAGTGCCTTGTTGGCTGGATGATCGACGTTCCAGATCATCACACTTGTCCAGTTTTTCCTGGAGTAAGCTGTCTGAATCTGCCCGTCCATCTTCGTACCAGGCGATGCCTCATGCTTGTGCTGCACGCAGTAGACAGCCTTTGAGGGATCGAGTTCTTCGAACAGACGCGCGACGTTCCCCCTGAACAAAACATCACCGTCAACGAACATAGCCCAGCCAGTTTTAGCCAGCATCGGAACAAAAAATCTTGCGCAAGCGTGCTCGGTGCTCATGGGTGCGTCAGATACAACGTCCCACAGGATCGGTTTGTCGGCAGCACTCGGACGATATTCGATAGGACGCTTGTAGAGTCCGCTCTTGATCAAGTCGTTCAGCAACAGGCCGTAAACCGGTATCGGCCTCGTCATGTAAGATTTTGCCGTCTCGCACGCTACGGCGAACGCCGCAGCCTCTCTTGGATCCCAACCCACCCAAACGGTTTCTCTCGTACTAAGCCGCGGCATTCAATCTCCACGCTTGCAGCGCCTGCTCAATCGACATTTTCGAGAAACATTTAAGTTCGCTCATCGGTGATGCGTTGATGACCTGCGCGCCCATATCGGAAATCGTCTTTGCCGACCCTTCGAAACCAGCAACCCAGCGCCTGTAGTTGTCGTGCGTCGGGTTGTTACCGCCTGCCCAATGGTTTCGTCCGTACCAGTGCTCTCCACTCCGGCCGTGCATGTCGAAGCCGACCAGAAGAATTCGCTTGGCGCCGAATTGAAGGGCGAGGTTTAGGGCCTGGAAGCCTGAGTTTCCGCTAGCCCCCACCGTCCCGACTTTATCGAATAGAAGCTCATTCGATTTTGGCTGCGGTATGCTGACCTGCTGCAATCCGAATTCAGTGCAGACGCCGTTGTCGTATGCGAGCTTTAGGCCCTCGAAGTCCGGCAACCCCCGGACGCTGCGCCACCAAGGCCCGTCGCACCCGTAGACAACATCTGCAAAAGGCGCGATCTCGATGTTCTTCTTGATCGCGATGACGCGCATCCGACCGTTCAGAAGCGCGACGCCTGCATTCTTCGTTGATGGACCCGACGCGATTATCGCTACGTCCTGGCCCTTCCAATCCGGCCACATCACGCCATCCCGAGATAGAACCTGTACCGCCGCAAAAGCTGTTCAGCGGACCAAGGAAGTTTGGCGACTGTCTGCCCGACGATTGAACTTTCGCGGTTCGCGTAGAGGTCCGCGACGTGGATCAGGAGCGCGGCCTTGATGGCTCCAGGAACGTTCGCCACGGCCGGCGAGACGCCTTGATCTAGATATCCAGCCCTGAACCTAATCCGGACAGCCTCGCTTTGGTCGATCGGCGTTGGCCACGAAACTCCGGACCCCAGAGATACCTTCCCCGGATTACCGCCGGCATCGACTACATAGTTCGTCGAGGTCCATTCCTGTTCGATTCCGTCGCCGTCTTGATAGAACAGCCCGATGACCTCAATAAGCGGCGGAAGCGGGATTTCGATCGGCCCGCTGGCCGGAAACGCGTCGAGATAATAGTCCCACGTCTGGTCTATAAGCGCGCGACCCAAAAACCCGGACGGCCCGTCGGCAAAATCCACCGCAGCGTCAATGAACAGGCCGATAAGTTCGTCGTCATCCGTGAATTCGGTTGCACGGCACTGTTGCTTGGCCTGCGTCAGCGTAATCGGTCGCGTGGCCGGAGATGTAACCAGTTTCAGGCCCATCAGACGAAGTTCCTAGCCGGAGCCTCACCCTTTGGACCGCGCTCGCCGGGCTTGCCAGGCGCGCCGTCCTTACCGTCACGGCCCTTCTTCACGCTGAGACGCCAGCTATCCGAAGCTGCCGGCTTCTCATGCGGCTCTGTGGCCCGCTGAGCGATGAAAAACGAACCGCCCCATGTGACGCCGTCGCCGTGCGCGTAGCGCTGCTCGCGCCAGACGCCGCGGTCAAGCACGGTTGCAAGGTTGACCCTCTTAACCACCGGCTCGGCGCCCTCACGCACGAGCGAGAATTCCAAAGCCCGGCCGTCGTCGATTGCCTTAACGTCGAAATCGTCAATCCCGAGGCCGTCCTTGCCGTCGGCTCCGTGGCGCCCGTCGATCCCCTTCTCGCCTTGGACGCCTGGTAGCCCATCCCGCCCGTCGCGGCCGGGAACGCCCTCTTTGCCG